TTGGTATAAACAATTCATAAACATCATATTCTGCTGAAAAACAATCTGCAATATCAATAGTGTTTACACCACCACTAGCAGTTACAGATTTTATAAATTCTAAATTAGTAGCCATTATGAATACCTTATTCCATATAGACTAAATGTTCCATATATATTATCGCCATTTATATCAAACAATCTAATTTTATCTACTGTGCTTGCTTGTGGTAAAACTCCACTTCCAAATTGTGCTTCATATACATTACTACTATTTTCTAAAGTACTGTGCATTGTTTGAAAACTATATTTTGTACTATCTCCTAAATTATAAAAATAAGCATAACCATTACCTTTTTCATTTTGTTGTTGTGCAGTTGTTAATCTTAAAGAACTATAACCTGTTGATTTAGTTTCAGTAAAAGTACCACCTGCTCCACACCTTTGATATGCAAATTGATAAACACTTGCACTTTCTAAAGTTCCATTTTCAAAAAACCTTATACTTAAACTAGACACTGATGTGCTTGAATAATCAATATTTGTACCAGTTAAAAAATGAACATTGTAAATATCTTCTTTTATATCTGTAAAATCTAAATTTGCTACATTACTTGCAGTTTGAGTTTCAATTAATTCTAATTGTCCAAAAGAAGTCCATTTATTATCTGCTATAAGGTTGTTAATATCATAAGGATCAAACACACCTGTATTATTACCAAAACTTTGTGTTGGCTCTGCACCTTTATATCCATATTTCAAATCATCTGCCATTGTTATACCACCTTATATAAAGTAAATGTTCCACTTGTTATATTTCCACTATTCATAAAAAACTGTATTCCATCACAAGCCTGTGCAACTGTTAGCACTCCACCACCTTGACTACCATTACAATTACCACTACTATCTCTTTCTACTATTTCCCAAGTGCAAAAACTATATTCACTTGCATTGTTGAAGTTATACATAAAATATATAGCATTTGCCACTTCTTGTGTTCCTGTTCCACTAGAAGTAAAATTATAAGTAGCAGGGTTTCCTGTACCACTACTATTAGAAAATGTTGTATTTGACCTTAAAACTTTTTGTGCTCTATCATAATTTGCTGAACTATCAGCAGTACCACTAACAGTAAATCTGCTTCTAACTGCTTGATTATCTACACTTCCACCTACATTACTAATTGCACACATATAAACATCATCACTATCTATACCTGTTAAAGTAACACTAGCTACTGCACTTGATACTGTTTCTGTTGCTACTTGAATTAATTGTCCTGCCATTAGCTATCTACTCTCAGTCCATAAGTTCTTATATTTGCAAATTTAATTGGTCTTGAATTAGTTTCAAGTAATTGAAAACCTGTCATACTTGCAGATTGTTTTAAAACACCTATCCCTTTGTTACTTTGATAAGTAGTAATTTGACTAAGTGAAGTTTGACCCAAGATAAATGAATATGAACTAGATGAAAATGGATTAAAAAAATAATATACTGCGTTCATACCTTCAGGTGCTTTATCACTGTAACCCATAGCCCTGTGCTTATCTGTATTTGTATCTCTTTCTTCATCATAAGTAGTATTAGACCATAACTCGTGGTTAGCATTGTCATAATTACTTGCAGTTACTACACTTCCACTAGAATTTATGTATCTTAAAAACATTCTTGTTTGTGTAGAGCCAACTGTTGTTAAGTTAGAAACAGTAACTTTGTAAATATCAAAATCTGCAGAAAATACATCAGTTACTGAAATAGCAGAAACACTATCATTAGACACTATCGTTTCATTGATTAATCTTAGGTTACTCATATTTTTTTTACCCCAAAAAGTTTCATTGTTGCTGATGTAAGATTGCCTGAACTAGCCTGAATTGTTACTGCATTATGTACTTCAGCAGTAGCTAAATTACCACCACCATAAGAAGTTCTAGCACCTGCACTATAATCAGCCATAATGTGATAATTTGCAAAACTGTATTTTGTGCTATCTAACAAATCATACAAATAAAAATAACCATTTGCTGACACATTTGAGGTTGTATCTGATACTAAGTTTGTATTTATTTGTGTATGATTTGTATTTTTAGTATCTGAAGACGAGCCTGCTGTTGTAAGTCTAAAATTAGAAAAATTATATCCTGTTGAAATAAAACTAGACCCATTATCATTTGAAAATCTAAGTCTTGCTTGTGAAGATGCTGATGTTTTTATATTATTAACTTGCAAAAAATAAACATCATAAGGATTATTTTCCAAATTAATAAAATCTATACTTGCAACTGCACTAGATACAGTTTGTTCCTCAATAAGTTCTAAGCTACCACCAAGTTTTCCCTGTGATTGAAGTTCAGCTACATCAGTAATAGAAAAGACACCACTATTAGATACAGTTTGATTAGGTTGATTTTGTCCTAGATAACCATAAGGCATTGATCACTCCTTATGTTATTTCTAAAATACTTGCAAACGCCTCTAAATCGCCTGACGCATTACCACCAGTCAAATCAATTTTATCGCCATTTTCTAAAAATAATTTAGAAGTTCCTGCTAATTCAATAGTGCTATCTGCTGGAACTGAAATTGTATATGCAATTCTTGCATTTCCAGAAGTTCCGTCAATAACATCAGCAGTTATTGTGTCATCTGTTGCACCATCTACATTTGTGATCCTTAAAGTTACAACAATACCTGTACCACCACTTGAATTGGTGTATAAAGTTTGAGCAGAACTTGTGACATCAAGGTATGCGTTTTTGTATGTTTCAGCCATATTTCCCTTCTTATCCTAATGCTAATATTAGCCCAACAGTTGCTCCTGCGGGAGCTAAATTTGCAATATCTTGTGCAGTTGTTTTTTTAATATTATTACTATCAGAAACATCACCTATCATTACTTCATCTCCACCTGCAACAGTTGCTGAAGTTGAGCCATTAACATCAACTGCTAATGAAACTGCACCTGAAGTTCCACCACCACTTAAGCCTGCACCTGCAGTAACACCTGTAATATCTCCTTCTCCTATAAAGTTTGCCCAAGCAGATCCGTCATAAAATTGAAGTGAATTTGTATCTTGTAAAAAGCAAAACATACCTTCGCTTGGGGAAGTAACTGCACTATCTCGTGCAGTGCTATCTGCAAAAACCATAACAACTTGTTCTTGGATATAAGAATTAAATTCAGAAGCATTTACTAAATCTCCTGTTGTCCATATCTTAAAACCTGCACCTGCCATGTTTAAATCTCCTTTTTATTAACTATACGCAAACCTCGTTCCAATTCCAAGTCTAGCAGAACCTAATACCCATGCGCTTGAACTTGCAGGGCTTAGAGTTAAGCTCCAATTCCATGATTGAGCACTTGCGTTTATATTGTGGCTTATGCTTTCTATCCACAACTCATCAGTATAGCTTGAACTATCAGGATTTACTATTTTAACTGAAATTCTATCTCCAAATTCTAAACCAAGCGCTTTTTCCCAAATGTTTGTGTTTTGTCGTGGATTAACTTTTAATTGATCAACACGCACAATTGGTAAAGCAGTTTCTGCAATTTTTTGCTCAATTAATGACAAAACATCAGTGTCATTTACATTAATTGTTGTTTTTGAACTTGTTAAAGGCCTGTATCTAATTACACTATCTGCGTCTGATATATATTGTGTTAATCCGTCTTTTCTTACCCACTCATACACATTAATTATTTCGTTCAAATCAAAGCTTGTAACAACATCTGTATATGGTAAGTTTGTTCCGTCATTACTAAATGTTGCTTGAATTGTTGTAGCTTTTACATTTGATAATTTATAATCTCTATTTCTAAAAACTGCTTTTCCGTCTTTACCTATAAAAAATTGTGCATTTTCTGCTAATTCACAATCTCGTAGGGCAGTTAAAATGTTTGGATTTGTTCCACTTTGGCTTTGAACTTGATTTGTTCCTGTTTGTATATCCCTTAAAGCGCTTGGGAATTGTATTAAATTTAATATTCTTGAAACTCTTGCTGAACTTAATTCAACTATATCCTCATACCCAAAAACTGTGCTTTCTCCAATTTCACTAAAACCACCTCTACCTATTCTCCAACCTGCACTTTCAAAATTTTGTGAATTAAATATCTTAAAAGCATCAACACAATTAAAATCAACTGTGCTATCAGCACCTAAAGCAGGATATTTAACAGGGATCGTGTCAAGAAAACCATAAAAAACAGGATATTCTGTTGCGTCATAAGTTGCAGTAATTTTTACCACTTTATAAGGTTGTATTTTTGTTATTGAATTAGCAGTATCATAATAAGGGCTTGCAGTATTATTGGGATTAAACCTGTTATCTGCATTACTTAAAGTAAGTGTTGCAGTTCCATTAATAAACTGTCCTAATTCATTAGTCCTTCCTCTTTTAGTATTTATTTGCCTTACATAAGTAGAAATATCTGTAAATGACTGCGTGTCGTCAAAAGGATTACTGTCAAAAGCAACTTCTACTTTTAAATCTACATTACTGTCAAAAGAAACAGGCATTAAATAAACTCAACTCCTCGTTTTTTTGCTTCTTGGAAGGCAGTTGAAACACTATTAATAAACTCATCTGAAGTTCCTACATTTGTTCCTTGATTATAAATATTTATATTTGTTTCCCCTAAAACTTCTGCAGTTAATCTTGATCTTGCGTCACTTGTTGTAGTTGTTGTTGCAGGGAATTTTTGTGGAGTTCCACCGACACCACCACCACCTGCACCACCACTTGTTGCAGGGCCTAAATCAATCCCAACTTTTGATAATTGGCTTGCATTGTTAAATAAATCTCCAAATAAACCATTTATTGTTCCAATTTTTTCTCCTGTTATTTTGGCTAATTTATTTAATGCGTCCTCAAAACCTTTTGTACCAACACCAAAACCTGCTAATGCTTTTGTTAAATTTTCCTGTGCTATTGCCTGTTCAAGTAAATTTCTTGCAGATTTTTCACTTAATTTATTTAATTCTTTTTGAGCTTCAGCAACACGATCAATAGCTTCCTTTTGTAAGTCTTTTGCTCTTGTAACATTTTCCTCTGCTCTTTTAACATCTTGAAGTGCTTTTTCTTCCTCTTGTGATAATGCAACACTATCCTCACGAAGTTTTATTAAACCTTCCTCTAGTATTTTTAATTCTAGTTTTTGTATAGCAGATAATTCACCCGCTTCTTTAAGATCTTTTATTGCTTGTTCTTGCCTTAATATTGCAAGTTCCTCTTCAGCAGTAACTTTTGCTCCAAGACCTTTAACATCATTTAGCCTTTGTTGTGCTTTTTCTAATTCTGTTGTTGCGTCTTTAACTGCTTGATCAGCTTTAAGTTTTTTAGCAACTTCTTTATTTCGTTTAGTTTCTGCACGATCAATTCTGTCCTGCATAGCTTGTAATTGATCAAAAGCTTGCAAAACACTCTGTAAGCCTCCAAATAAGCCGTCCTCGTATGCCTGTGCAGCTTCTAAGGCTTCCTTTGCGTTATCATTTAAAGCTATCCCATTTTCATCTAGAAGATGAGTTAATTCAGCAACTGTAAAATTAGTTCCGTCTAATATTTCCTCAAGTGTCTTTGTTGTATCAATATAATCTCCTGCTTCATCTGTTGTGTCGTGGTATTGATTACGCATGCGTCTGTAAATATCAACACTTCTGTGTGTTATTTCTTGATTTTTTCTAAATTCCTCATTACCTTTTCCAATAATTTTTACAATACCTGCAATAGCAATACCTACTGCAGTTGCAACTGGAGCAAAAGGGCCTAAAACTGCCACAACACCGATCATCGCTAATTTAAACTTCTTTGCACTATCCTCTGCATTTTTTTGTCCCTCTTTAAAAGCAACAACTCGTTCTGTTGCAGTTTGAAAAAATTGAACTGCCTTTTCTAAAGCAGGCACAATATCCTCTCCAATAATTATGGCTAAATTTTGCAGTGTGTTTTGTAGTATTTGTGTTTGTGCTTTAAAACTTTCTAACTGTTTTTCAGCAATTTCTTGTGTCGTTCCCGAAGCTCCTCTAAGTTCTTTTTCATATTCTCGTATTTGATCTGTAGAGCCTGATAATATTTTAATTCCGTCTGCAACACCACGATTAAGGCCTAATTGATCAAGAGTAGCCGCCTTCATTTCGTCACTCATAGGGCCTAACACTCTATCAAGTTCCTCTATAACATCAGCAACATTTCTAAAGTTTCCCTGAGCGTCAAACATTTCTAAGCCTAATGCTTCAAATTCTTTTTTATTTTTTGAAGTTGCTCTAGGAATATCACGAAGTATTTGGTTTAATTTATCTCCTGCTTCTGCACCTTTAACACCTCTATCAGCAAAAGCCGCAAGAACTGCAACACCTTCCTCAACATCTTTATTTACAACCTTCAAAGCCGCACCTGCCTTAGTTGTTAATGCTTCAGAAAACTGTTGCACAGTTGCGTTTGCTAATGTGTTTGCTTTTACTAAAACATCAGTAACACGAGTTAAATTAGTTAAGTTTTTTTGTGCGTCATCAACACTTAAACCTAATGCTGATTGTGCGTCTGTTGCTAAGTCTGTTGCAGTAGCCATGTCAAACATACCTGCTTGAGCAAAAGCCGCAACTTGTGGTAAAGCCGCAATTGACTGTTCTGCGTCTAAACCTGCAGAAGCTAAGAAAAAGTATGCTTCTGCACTTTGATCTGCACTAATTGTAGTTTGTAAGGCCACATCACGAGCAACTTGAGCCATTCTGTTTTGTTGTTCTGTTGTCGTGTTCATGATCGCTAAAGACTGCGTCATTTTATCGTCAAATTCAGTAAATGCTTTAACACTTGAACTTACTGCCTTAGCAACTCCGATCATAGCAACTGCTAAGCCTGCGACACCAACTTTTGCTAATTTACCAAATTTACCACCAAGCAAAGTGCTTGATTTACCTAAACTGTTTAATTGGGCTTTTGCAAGATTAGCTCCTTTTGTCGCTATCCTGATTATTAAATCTGATCCTGCACCCATTTTTTACCTTTTTTTATTACTTTCTGCTTGCGCTAATGCTATGGCTTTATTTTGCTCGTCTTGTTCATAAACATAAAACGCAACCCATTGGTTATACTCGTATGAAGACATTTTACTACGAAGTTCTCCAACTGTCATGGATAGATCACGAGCTAATCGGAATTGAAAAAAAGTATCAGGATTATTCTTGAAATTCATCAGACATTTCTGCCTGAACATCTCCCCCAATTCCGTTTAAATCTGCTATTTCAATAAAGACTTTATCAATTACACTTGCGTCCTTTTCGTATAATTTATCTATTGCGTCATCATCTAAAACAGGATTAATAACACTAGCTTTGAGTAAAGCCTTTTGATAATCAAATGCGTCTTTTCCTTCATCGGTGCTTATTCTTGCAAGTTCAACTTGCATTTTTTTTGTTAAACCCTTTACCTGTATTTTTGCGTTCCACTCAGGGATCTCAATTTCTTTTACAGGCACATCAGGAATATCTTTGATATTTTCTAAATTTAGTATTTCCATTGTGTTCCTTTACTCTAAAAATTTAGTGAGTTGCTCTAGTCACATCTCCACTAACCTGAAAATCAGCTGAATAAGATACTACATCTCCAACAGGTGAGTTTTTTGCATAGCTTGTAAGTATTGCCTCTCCTGTATATTTTACATTTCCTGCAGTAGTTCCTTCAGGCGAATATTCAAAGGATAGTGTAGCTGATTGACCAACAACTGCACCGAAAATTCCGTCTGCTGTTGCGTCCCAAAGACCTGCCAATGATATTGTGCTATCTTTAAGGCCAACAATATATGTTTTACTTCCATCTCCAAGTGTGGTTGTTTCAGCCACATCTGCAGTTTGTGGGAAGTCCACAGAATTTACATAAGTAGATATATCGGTTAATGATCCACCTGAATTATCTAACTTAAAAACACTGTCTTTTCCATGCACAAAAGCCATAACTTTTCTCCTTAATTATTTCTACCAAAGCCGATTATAGCAGTAAATGAAGGGCTTGTTCCTCCAACTGTAAATTCAGCTTTTAAGTATCTATTTACTGTCGTTCCTTCTGCAACTAATTTAACTTCACTTGTGGTTGTTGTTGCTTGTGTAAAAGTAACAAGATCCACATAAGTTACATCATCAGCAGAGTGAGTTATTTTTGCGTCTAGTGTTGGTGTTGTACCACTTGCACTAGATACAATTAAAAAACCTGCACCACCATTTGCAGTAGATAAAGTATTATCTCTTGCAGTTCCACTAGCAGTTGCAGTATAAGTTGCGTTTTCAAGAACTGTTCCACTGTATAACCCACTATCAGTTTGTATGTCAAGTGAAGTTGCTACAATATCTCCAACAGGGCTTGAAACTCCATAATTATTAATATTACCTTTACCGAATACGCAACTATCTGTTGCGTCTAATCCGTCAATTCCAACTGATACGATCATATCAGCACCACCAAGCAAAGGTTGTAAGGTTGCGTCAGCAGTTGCGTCAAAAAAACCACCAATAGTAAGTGTTCCGTCTTTATTTCCTGAAATATAAGTTTTAGATGATTTACCAAAGGTTGTACTTTCAGCAATATCAGCAGTTTGTGTTGTATCTACATTATTAAAGTAACTTGAAAAATCTGTATTGTTTACAAATACAACTGTATCTTTACCATGCTTAAAAGCCATTATCTCTTACCTCTTGATCCTCTGCGTCTGCGTGACCTTCTACTTCCACCACTTCCGCTTCCATATTTACCATAACCCATTATTCCTCCTCAAGCACTTCTTCAAATTCTGTGTCGTGATCATCAACAACTTCCTGTAATTTTTTTGCTTGATAATTCTTATCTATCTTAACAATTATTCCTTGATCCTTTAGCCATTTTTGACTTTTATTTGGAATATCCTTTTGATCAACAATAGATCCTTCCTCAAGAACTTTTCCGTCAATATTTAAACTTTGCTTTATTTCAAATTTCATGCAATAACCTCTACTGTAAATTCTACCCCCAAATAATTAATATTATTTATATTATAGACACCATATTGTCCTGCACTAATTACTCTAACAGATTGAGCTTGTGAGTTCAAGGTTGTGTCACTTTCAACTTGTGCCTTTACTGAACTTGCACCTGAACTTGCTAAATAACTATCTAAGGTTTCTTGACTATCTTGAGCATCAACTCTAGAAACATATAAATAAATAGGAATTTCGTATCTATCAGCACCTCTTTGCATACTTGCGTCATAATTAATCTCCTCCATTACACCAACAACTGCAGTTGGTGGCTCTATACTATCAGGCACATATCCATATACACTTAAACTTGTAATATTCGCTAAATTATTTTTTATTTCGTTTCTTATATTAGTTAAACTAGCCACTTCCTAAACTTCCTTTCGGCAACCTACGACTTGCTTTCCATTTTGCTTCTATTTGCAAACCTGTTCCTTTTAATAATAGTTTCTTTTTTCCTTCATTTTTCTTAATTGCAATTTTAAAAAATGGAATTATTGGAGTTCCTTTTTCTGCTATTGACTTTTGAACTAAATATACAGGGATCCCTTTTGCGTCTGCCCAACCCTGTAATGCTTTCTTTGGTGGCCAATGAGGTTTTGTTCTACTCCATGGCTTACTTAGTTTGTGTTTATCATCATAAAAACCATGCACAAATAAAGCATGATCGGCTCTAGAAAATACATCAATTCCTTCAGGTAAGCCACCTGCACCTCTTACATGACGAAATGTAAGTGATCCTCTCAAATCTCCACTAAATCTAGGTGCTTCCTTTTTTGCAGTCGTAACTACTAATTGACCATATTGAGAAAAAAAGTTTCTTAAAGCAACTCCTGCTAATGCGTTTAATTCAAGTCTTTTAGCAAGATTTCTACCACCCTGTATATCAAAACTCATAAACTTCTTTTAATATAACCTTTAATTAATTGTTTTGCGTCAGGATCCATTTTGCTAAATAACTCTTGTGTTCCTGTTGCTTCATTACCAAAAACATTAAAGGGTGTATCTTTTCTTTTAAATAATCTAGTTGCTTGTAATAATGTTGCTTGTGAAATTGCTTCAGGAATTGCAGACCAACCAAATTTTGCTTGAATTTTTATATTTTTTACTACAAGTGGATCAAACCTTTCACTTGATCTTGTTGCTAATATTTGTAATTCTGTATAAGGCCAAAAATAATCTGCATTTGATATTTTATGTGCCTTTGGATTAAAAGGCTTTAATACAAAATCTGTATCAAGTGTAAGTGTTGTGTCATAAGTTCCATTATCGGTTGTGTCTAGTTGCACAATTAAACCTGTGGTTGTGCTTATATCATCTACATATAAAATAAATTCATTAGTTGGAGTGTAATAATGAGCATTTACACTATCATCTTGATAGAAGTATCTGTCACAAATTTTATCTATAAGCCTTGAAGCCGCATTTATTGCGTTATCTAAGTTTGTGTCTTGACCTGTTCCACTCAAACCCAAATAAGTCTTTAAATCCTCTTTATCTACATATTGAGTATGAGCCATTTAAGACCTACTTTGTGTCTTGAACTTTTTTAGCTTTATTCTCTGCTTTTAAGCCGTATTCTTTTGCTTCTAGATCACTGATTTCCTCGCCTGCACGAGCAATTAATTTACCTTTTGCCCAACCTTTAGGAAGTCCATTTGCAGTACCTTCCTTTACTTCGCCTTCTTCATTGATCCATAAATCTTTTTTAATTTTCATATTTTCCTTTTTTTTTGTTTGGTTTGCACTCGCCTGTTTATAAGACAAGTGCGAAACCAAAACCATTAACTTAATTAAAAGTTTGTAATTGAACAGTAAGCAGTTGCACGATAGATTGCGAAACCTAATCTCATGCTTGCTTTCATCATTACTTTATCTTTTGTAAAGAAGTCATCGTGGCTATCAGACATAGCAACTTCCATACCTTCTCTTGAGATGATATGTGAAGCTAAGCCTCCACCAAATACTCCAACAAGAACTGTTCCTGCAGAAATTGCAGTTGTAGGCACAACACGAACTCCCCAAATGGAAGGTGTTACACCATTACCAAACATACCTGCACCTACAAATAATGGATCTTTTCCTGCATAGCCTGCACTTGAAGTTCCTGCGAAGTCTGTTGTAACTGCTGTTACTACATCGTTCCAATCTGAAGGGTGCATAATTATTGCGTCTGGCTCTAAAAATGCGTCTTTTCTGATTTCAGTTATTGCTTGATATAATTGTCCAATTCTGCCCAAATTACCTGCGTAAGATGAAAAATCAAAGGTATTAATACCTGACTTGTTCAAAATTCCACGAATATTTGGAGCAGTTCCATTACCATTTAGTAATTGACTATCAAGTCTTAACTGCAACATTGTTCTTAATCTGCTATCAAGATAACCATTTACTGATGCAACATCAGCTAAAAGTTCCTCAGTTACAGGAATTGAAACACCAAATTTTCTAATGTTTTCAGTATTTTCTGTAAATGCTAAGGCACTCTCACCAAAAGCAGCTGCTTCAGCAGCTTCAGCCGCATTATTTGTAAATGTGGTTTCTTCCAAATACTTATATTGAAATTGTGTGGTAGGTATTACCGAAAACAAATCAATAACTGCATTAGGATTTCTTAAAGCAGTTGGATATATGAGATCACTTCTAACAACTGATGGTGGATACGCAGTACCCTCATCAACCAAAGTCTTGCTTTCAAGAATTGGGTTGTACTTAATTTCTGATGAGATATTAAGTTGTCCATTTTCCATATATTCTTTAAAAGCTCTTGAATTTCTTACTTGATCTCCAAGAGTTTTCTTTGGCTCTGCTTTTTCCTCGTGAATTGGAAGTGCTTTTACTTCAGCGCCTTTTGAAATTTCTTTTTCGTTTTCTGCCTTTTGTTTTTC